ATAATTGTAGTACACATCCGCTCCCGATTTACTGATCACACCATCTTTACTCACCGCTGAAATAGATGAATCCATACCAACCGATGACAACATAACTTCATCTGCACGTTTATCATAAGCGATCAAAGCGTTTATATATTCCTGATATTTCAAGTCTACCGTTTCAATCTGCCAACGTTGCTCCACTTTATCCTGGCCATTAATAAAAGAGATACTTGCATATGCCTTTCCCTGATTTGGTGCTCCAGACAAATACTTCGACAGTTTGCGCAATTCGGATTGAACGAATTCTATTAAAGACGATTCTTTATAAGTGGTTCCGATATTCACCTCATTAAAGCTTAATAAGGTCTGTTTATCTTTTTCACGCTTTTTATTCTCATCACATAACTGTCTTATTTGAGCTCGCTTTGACTCAATCCATGCATTTGGAATAATGATATGTATCTTTGCTGCAAGACTGTTTTTCAAGAATGAATTTATATAAATAGGGTTATCATTGCTCGCCTTGATATATGGCAATGCACCGGAGTGTGTTTCATTCAATCCGTACCAATCACCAGGTGACATATCACGATGATGAGATATACCGGCATAATTGATATTGTCCACTTCAAATAAATCAAGCTTAGGATACACCTGAAAGTTCGCCGATCCATACGCCCAGTTCCCTACAAGTATTTGCCCGAAATCCTTATAGTTTACAAGTTGAGTGACTACATCCTGTTTAATAGTGGCCAACCTGCAATACTTATTATCTACTACCTCCATTCCGGCAATCGGCATCATGCCCAGTCTCTTGCCATTATACATTCGCCACTTCACAAAGAAGTCATGAAAGTAATAGTAGTTCTTTATAATTGCCTTGGCAAAGTCAATGTAACTACACTCCATACCGTTCCTGTCCCAACTCTCCAGCCAATCAGTAACATCAGGCAGATCAACCCATGTCTTTGATATCTTACCGTCTGCCATCGTGCGCTTATACACAGCCGGCCCTGATCCGAACAGCATCGTACTTTGCTTATTAATAAGTTTAGGCAGCAACCTATTCTTTTTAATATCTGACTCGATCTCTTCGCATTGAAGATTATTGAAGCCACGTGAAGCCACAGAATATCCTGTAACCTTCAGCCATTGCAGGTGTCCCAATGCACCTATTACATTGTTGTTGAACACAGGATCATCCGGAGTGAATGAGTTACCAAGTTGAAAAGAGATTACATTATTCTCTTCCAGGTAATGTCCCATGTTGCCAAACATTTCAATAGTATCATTCATGTTTAAACCATTTTATTTTATGCAATTTGTAATTATCTTGAGGGAAACCCATGTATCTGATCAAGTACCTGTAGCACATACGTGGCTCACCATGGCCATCATTGAACAGAAAGAAGTTATCCGAATCAATAGAGAACTGTTCCTTAGGAAGTTGTGCTCTATAAGTACACCCTTCCTTTACAACTATATCTGCTGATGCCACATTCTTAGACCTTGAGTAAGGGAAGAAAGCAATAGTAAAGGTCATGCCTGGTACCTTGCTTATCTCTCTTGCCATCGTCAACGCTTCAATACCTTTGAGTTCTATCATGTCACGAATTTACATTTGATGATGATGATTCCCAAGGACACCCCCGGTGGGGGGGCGCAGCCCTCAACCATATTTCCCATGCTTTGAGTAAGGTGCGCATCACCCGCCAGACTTAGTGGGGCGTAGACACAAACGTCAGATGTCGCTTTTTTTGTTTTTTTAGGATCATTCAAGCAACTGAAAGGCAAAGACTTAAATATCTTTTCGATGTCAAAACCTACTATTATTATGTCTTTAGAAGTCATTTTTCATAGATTCAGTGTAATATTATCAGGTAAATCATCAGGAATATCAATGCAGATTGACGAAACTTGGTCACCATATAGGCCATAAAGCATATAAATAAATGCAGATGCGAGCTGTGTAGTGAGTCCTGCCTGCATTTTCAATGGTACTTTGCGTTCACTTGTCTTATCCAGTTGCACACGTCCATCTATATCCTTACGAGGTGACAGCATTATAGATGAACACAAATCCTTGCATTCATTCTCATCCACAATCACGGTAGGAAGCGAATGAGTACGCCCGGAGAATATGAATTGCATCAACTTGAATTGTTGCCAATGGTAAATAACCGATTGCCCTTCATTTCTTAGTTCAACCGTAAACCCATAACTCTCTAATTCACGTTTTAAAGCCCTGGCATCAGTCGTAATCTGCTCATATTCTTCCCGTGTCTTGTTTGCTGCACGGTCATGAAACAGGATAATGCGTTTATTTCTGGCATAACTTCCGAAAAAATCATAGAATTGTCGTGCCAATTCGGGCTGTTCAGCCGGATAGAAACAGGTAAAATTCTTTATTACGCGCAATTCCTCACGCCTTGGCTTGTCTTGAGCAACCACAAGAGAAGAAAAATGTCCCGGATCATATCCGAGAATCAGTTCATCATCCGGATTATACCACTTCAGATATTCAGCAGTCAGTATGAACTTATCTTTTAGATCAAGTTTCAATATAGATTCATACTTGTAACTATCTGAAAATTGGTGTTTTCTTTTATTGAAATAAGCAAAGAAACGATTTACGGCCGACTTCATCCGGATGGCACAGATAGATGTAAGAAACTCATCTGTATCAAGAGTATCGAGCTGAGTCTTAAAGAATTTCGGACCGAGTATATCTTTGTTTACGAAAGAGGATGCCCGGATATAGAATGTGGAATTCTTTCTCATTTCATTCAGCCGTGGTTGCCATAGTTTGATTTGCTTTTCCGCCTGTTCTTGTAACATCCTCAGCTTTTCAAGCTTCACCGGATTTGTTTCCCTCGGTTGCATGTTCCGACATTGGTAATACTCAAGCATGGCCTTGTTCACATGCGCTGACACAGTAGCGATTTCATCAATCAAGTCCTGATCCACATTATTTTCATAGTCATAGAACCAGTCATCTTCACCAAGGTCCACACGTGCTGTGTCACTCACACCGGTGATTCCTTGATAATAGGGACATTGCCTTACATCAAACGAAGAGCCACGCAAAGAAGGGAATAGCCGGCTCTTTAATTTCTCTCCACGGTTGTGTTTCATTTCTTCTATGAAGGCATGCACGCCTGATCGACCGGCTACAGATTCCGGTTGATCCGAACTAACCATCTGCAGGTGGAATCCATTACGAAAAATAATGCTGTGTTTCGGGTAAGTAATTGGATATTTCGGACGTTTGAAATGAGAAGGGAGTTTCGTTTCTCCCACCACATAATCTATTCCATACTGCAGCATCGACCTGGATCCACCTTGCACCGGCCGTGCAAACGAAGCTGCAATATTAGGCCATACATTCGTCATCAACGCTACATAAGTCTTGTGTACCAAAAACGCCAGCTCTCCCGGCATCGAATTGGCTACACGAATAATACGTGGTGTCATTACACCCTCTGTCTTGCCGGCTGCACGCGCATCCTCGCAGATCAATATATTAGGATCAATCAGATTTGCCATAATCTGCATATGATTCATGTAAAACTCCTCAAAATCCGGGAACGCCGTACCTTGTTCATTAATCTTCTCCGTCTTCATTTATTTCCACCATTTTAGCTTCCTCAATATCGGCATCTCTAAGTAATCGTTTCTTTTCTTCCGGATCAATGGGAAGCGAATCAATCATTCGTATATAATACCCCTCGTTACTCTTACGGGCAATCTCTTTAAGAGACTTCTTTTTGAATCCCATCTTCTCAATCGGTATATTGTCGTTGATCAGAAATACAGGAGCCCAGTCTTTGTCCGTTTCAGCCGCCTCACTTGCTTTTATTCGGCACTCTTGGGCCTTATCATAGCATATAAGAGCAGTCTTATACTCACCTGTTGATACTGCTATTTTGGCTAAATCCTCGTATTTGTCGGCATAATTGCTGGCCCATACCTTAGTAGATACGTTATTATCGATGTTGAAATAGCGGATCGCCGCATAAATACGAGCTTTACAAGTACGTACAGGTACTAATATCTGCTGTTCAGCAACTATTCTCCGACGCAAGTCTGTAGATGCACGAGAAATATTACGTTCGTACTCATATATTTCAGCTGCCCATTGCAATTGCTTGAGGAACATTTGTACATCTTCAGGAATGCCTGCTGATTTTCCGGTTTCAAGAAAATTATCAATGATATCCGGATTCAGTTTTTCTATACAATCAAGATAATTACTCATACACCAAATAGTTTTTTGCGAAGTTCTTGCTCCTGCCTCAAGGCGTTGCGTTCCTGAATAAGTTTGATCGCATCAATGTCACCGTCGTCCGCCTGTTTGTGCAAAGAGGAATCCATCTTATATTCGCCCTTGCTTAATCCTTTATGATATGCCTCGTAAAACTCATCATTAGGAAGATTCAGCTTTAATAACAACACGGCTGACTCCGTCCTGTCAAGGTCAATAATAGAGACAATACGCCCAGGGGAATATCCGAGCGATGCCAGTTCCTCTACACGATTAAGGTAGGAACTGTCTATTTTAATAAGGGAATCAGTTTCCATTTTTTTCTTGAATTATATTGTTGAATACATCAACTAAAGCTTGGTAATATTTGAAATGGGCTTTGTCTTCATTGTAGAGTTTCGACCGTTTCTTTTTCACATACCCTTTATACCTACGCAGATTGTTTGAAGCCGACTTGTACCGGTGTAGAAATTCTGTCGGATTGTTTCTCAATAGTTTTTTCAATTCTTCTCGTTCGCTCATACAAGATATCAACGGGTGTTGATAAAGGAATTTACCTTTGTCATTCAAGCTTTGAAGTTCTTTAAAACAAAGAAGGTTCCTGATACGAAGCTCGGCCATTTCCTTCACGCTTGACGTTTTAGGCTTTTTATCGAGCTCCTGATCAAGAACCTTCATTTGATTATATGTATTGATACGATCGTTGTAAATGATCGTAGCGAATTGCACTCGTTTATCCGAAAGATTCTTCCAGTCTATTAGTGGATATTCTTCATCTTTAGTTACTATTCGCTTTTTTTTTCTTCATCCTTTACTGAGACAGCAGCTTCAGTTACAATTTGTTCTGTTGATTCTTCAGCATTGTGTTCTTGAGCTATAGCTTCATCGACTGTTTGATCTACAGCTTTGTCAGCAGCAGCTTGATCAACAGCAATCTTATCTGCGGAAGCCTTGTCGGTAGCAGCTTGATCGGCAGCAATCTTATCTGCGGCAGCCTTGTCAGTAGCAGCTTGATCAGCAGCAATCTTATCGGCAGAAGCCTTGTCAGCGGCAGCTTGATCGGCAGCAATCTTATCGGCAGAAGCCTTGTCAGCAGCAGCTTGATCGGCAGCAATCTTATCTGCGGCAGCTTTGTCGGCAACAGCTTGATCAGCAGCAACCTTGTCAGCGGCAGCTTGATCGGCGGCAATCTTATCTGCAGCAACCTTGTCAGCGGCAGCTTGATCGGCGGCTTTGTCGGCATCAGCTTGCTTCTTACGTCTGTTCTGAACGATTTGCTCGGGTGTCTTGTGCTCAAGAAGAGCATATAGAATATCACCGGCATATCTGATAGGATCACGAGCAAAGGTGATTATCTTGCTTTCGTCCTTGAAAACTTTCTTCAAAAGCTCAATGTCATGTTTGGCCTGAGTGGGAGACAAGAGTCTCTCGTAAGCTATTTTTTTCTCTTTAAAATTCATGTTGCTTTTACTTTAAAAGCACCCCGGCAAAAATACCGGGATGCAAAACAAATTGTCAAAACTATTTATATTTAGAGTACAAGTATCAGGCAATCTGCACTCTTGTTCCATCCACTTCAACCAAAGTTGTAGTATCAAGGATGCGTAAGGTGATTCTGCTTCCAGCTTTCGCAGTCCAAGATGCACCGTCTTCAAGAGTGAATAGTGTTCCGTCTGAAATAGAGGCTGGATTTGCAACAGCCGTTCCGATCAACGTTATGTTACGTCCTTTATCGCTGGCTGTTATTCCGGATATTTTAGAAATTGCATAAGCAGCAGCTGAACCTGCCGGTATTTCATATTGATCAATACCAGGTTTTACAACAAGTGTATCAGAGTCTACAGCATTTACCGTAGGAGGAACGGTGGAGAAAGCTCCAACATAGGTGTAATATTGTTTTACACTTGAACGTTCGAAAGTAAACGTTACATAACGACCGTCTTTATTATGCTTATTCTCCGACTTTTTCAGAACAATCGGATCATCAATCGATCCCAGAACCTTCCAGTCTCCAGAGGTTTTCTCTTTAAATATAACAATGAATTTCCCGCCTGTGAACTCTTCCTGGAAGTTGATAAGGTTATTCCTCATGCCTCCCATGATAAGCGTCAGCGTATTAGTTCCTGTTGTTGTGATATCACCTTTTTCAATAGAGCTTTCATATTCAGGGAACGAGTGTGCGATAAAATAATGAAAGAATTCTCCTGCCAACATAGGTATACTGCCCAATTCTCTATTTCCATTGGGAGACGGAAAAGCAACAGTTCTATCAACCTGATTGAGGTTAATCAAATAAACCTGATATCCTATATCATTTCCAGAAGTCTGTACATCCTCTACGTCATCCACATTCCCCACTGCAGCCATACCGGCTAAGGAAGTCCCTGCACAAACAAGGCAGCCGTGAGCCGATTCAGGAAACATAAAAGAGAAAAGAACAGCAACAACCAATACAACGGCCGTTAGCAAGAAAAACATACTCTGCATCTTATTGAAATTGCGCGTCATATCTTTTTTATAAGCACGCATTGCTCGAGTGATCGATTTTTTTTGAAATTTTGTCATGATCGTAATTTGTTTTTAATTAAAATCAGGTAACGCTTTCGCGTTACCCTGATTTATCTATCGTGTTTTATTGTGATTATCGCGCACCTGGAACATTCGGTTGTAATTTGGCATTTACAGCACGAGTGCCGGCTATACTACGTTCCAATTCATCAAAATTACCTTCAGAGTTAAGAATTACCATGATGTAATCTCCTACAGCTGTAGGAGTGAATGCACTGCTAATAGTTGCAAACTTTCCGGCTTTGTCTATTGAACTGGGGAAAGCTGCATCCCCTATTTCAATGATATAAGCTGCACCTTCTTTAGCCCCTACGATATTAGTAATGGCCGTAGCTTTTGTGTTTGTTCCGGTCAAATACCAACGACGATTTCTATCGACTGTGATAGTTGTTGCATCAGCAGCCACTGTAGCAGCCGGTTTGTTCATGAAAATGCGTTGCAAGCTATAGTTATTGGCATCAAGGTCATCTTTTTTCAAAAAATGAGGACCGGCGAACGATGGTGCACAACCTTCTTTCCAGGTAGACCATCCGTATACGATTTCCATATCGTCTTTCATCTTCACATTCAACATCTCCCCGGCTGCAAATTCAAGGAATGTAATATTTCCAGGTTCTTGAATAAACATCAAGGTTTCCTGTCCTAGATTAGGAACCCATTTAATAGGTAATTCTGTATCCGGTACTACATTGGCGTAAGCGGTAGGTCCGGTAGTGAAATCGGTCTGCAATCCATATTTTGCACGTAATCCCTCAAGCCACCAGCTGTAATGATTCTTATTCAAATAAATAGATGATCCCGATAAATCGGCACCTTCATCTAATTGAGACATAACATCCGAAACAAACTCTTTGACTGAATCAACAAAGCTGCTTTTGTCATAAGTACGATAAGCAGCACTGTCATTCAATTTCAGCGATAACTCATGATATGCTCTAGCAAGAGTGTAGTATACACCAGTACCTGCATTGAGAGCATTACCTGCAACACCATCTTCCGGAGTTTTGTAAATGCCCATAATGTGACGGGTATTTTGCTCCATTTGCATTTTTGTGTAAACGTTGATCAAAGCAAATTCAATCAAACTCCATTTGATAGGATCAGAATTTTCTTTATTAAGGTATCCGATATATTTTCGTTCCAAATCTTTCATTGGGCCGAACATAACTTTCACCATGGCATCATCAACATATCCCCATTCCGGTTCGATCTTCATTCCGCCTTTCCAAACCTTGCCTTTTTGGTAAGCCTGTGAAACTTCTTCAAAATAAGCACTAAACATCAATGTTCTATCCTGTACACCATATTGAGTAGGGAACAGGTCAGATACGGACTTGATCTGAATAATTCTAGCAATCAATGCATCCTGGCGACGCACGATATATTGATCGGCAAGATTTCCCATTGAACTTCCATCCACAGATGTGGTGTTTGTAGAAAACTCTCCGGCAGAAAGTTTCTTCGGATCAAGTTGTTTGTTTTGCAAAAGGTGATTATACCTCTGCTGTAGTGACGCAGAATAAGATCGCATATCAGCTTTGAAAGCAACCACTTCTTGCTCTCCCGGATCAGAAAGCGTTGCAACAATACGCGGATCATGAGAAATTTTATTCCAGCGTTTTTCCATTGAAAAAATAGGATTATCAATCCCGAACAAAGATTTTTTGGTAGTATTATTAGACATATTATCTATATTAACTGCAACTGCAACCGTTTCCGGATGATCTACAGCTGCTTGATTGGATAAGGTGTTTACTTGCTTTTGAAGAGCTGCGTTTTTAGCGACCAATGTTTCTGCACTTTTGATAGCAGCTGCCATATCATCTTCTTTCACACTTGTATCAGGCTCTTTAGCAGCTTGTGCTCCTGCTGGAGTAGCTGAATCTTGTGTTTCAGGCTTTTTATCACCTTGTGCTTCATCTTCAGGATCATCTTGAGCAACAGGAGCCACAGAAGAAAGAATCTTTTGCAGACTTGCCATCTGAACTTTCTGCTTTTCGTCATCCTCTTTCGCTATATCCTCATTGAAATCTGATTTGTATTCCTCTTTGTAAGATTTTGCAATCAGTTTCCATTCGGCTTTACTCAAAGTCCCAGCCTTTGCTTTATCAAGAAAGCCTAGGTTGTTAAGAATTTTGTTAATCTTTTCGAACATTTCGTGTTTTATTTAATTGTTGAACATACTACACAAACTTTGCTTTTTCGAGAAATCCATTCCCATTTGATAAGCTTCTATCAAAGCTTCAGGCAGGGTGATGATTCCATCAATCAAACCATTCTCTACTGCCACATCCGCCGTGAAAGTCTCCCCTCTTAATATTGGATCATCATCAGGCAGGTCTGCTAATTGTGACCGGCTATTCCGAACTTCATCTATGAACTGTTGAGCCATCGGGTTCAACTCTTCTGTGATATACTGTTCCGGTTTTCCTGTCATGGCATCGTTATATTTTTTGTTTTTCAGATCAGATTGATCTGCATACAGGCTAAGCTCTTTGATGCCCATTTGTTCCAGCATCCCCGAAATATCATACGCCTTGCACATTGATCCTATGCACCCGATCAGGTCATTCTGTGTCAATGCCTTTAATGTATCAGCATGGCAGGCAATATAATAAGCAGCTGATCCGCAAATCCTCTCTATCATTGCATAAATAGGCTTTTGTGCATTACTTAAGGTTTCACTTAAGCGATCAAGATACCACCCCTCACCACCTCCGGAGCTCACATGAAGGAAGTGGACGTTGATATTATCATTCTGTTCGGCCGCTAGGAAATCCTGTTCGAAGCCTTTAGAAGAAAAATACCTACCATAATCATCCTGGGCACAGATTGCACCATCGACGAAATAATACGCCATTGAATTTGGATTGATATCCGGGGAGTCGTAACTGGTAGTAAGGGGAATGGTATTGTTGTTATCCTGAAGCATGCTGATTTTTTTCAGCATGCTTTCTTTGTATTTTATTCTGTCATGCTTATCAATGGCCATAACGGCCTGAAGATAGGATTCATTCATCATCATAAGCTGGTTTGAATGAATGATAAAAGCGGGTATGTGATCTTTCGCCATCTTTATTATTTTTTGGTAAAGATAACGAGCACTACCAGCTATATAAAGTACGTCAGATCGGGCTATTAGGCTGCTTGCATGAGAGGGTTATCCTGGTAACATTCAATAATGGATCTATTTTGATATGAGCCGGGTAATCGGAAGAACCTATTGCGACATCTCCATTATTTAGCAACACCGTTCCCTTGAAGGTTCCTTTTGAAAATGGAGAGGAAATAGTATCAGTAGTATATAATGTAAGAGCACAATCATATAGAGTTCCTTGAGATGCTTCTTCTGATGTAGGCTCAAACGAGAATTTGTCAACAATCAATGAGATTGATTCGCCGGTTGACAACGGAATAACTTGAATCAGTTGTGAAAATTGCTCCATTTTCTATTATAATTAATTGATTTGCAATAAGTTCTCCACATATAGGACGTTTTTCCGCCATAAATACCCATAAAAAGGGACAAATCCATACACTTTGTCGGTGATTTTTTACCCCTGTTTTTAACGTCATTTATCCGAATTAACATTAATATTCATCATTAAGCCACGCGTTTATATTTTCTTCGCTTGCTTTTCTTCCGAACAGCGTCGCGCCAGCGATAATAATTTTTCAACAGGGCGTCTTCCGAGATGCTGTTTATCTTATATTTTTTCATAAACAAGAAAGCGACTTCGATATTTTCGTAATCACGTCCGTTCTGGAGATTTTCCTCAAAGCAGGCATGCAGATCATTGTCAAATATACGCTTGATATGCTCCGCAATGATATTTTTAGCACGAATAGATAGAAAATTGTAGGTTTCGGGATTTTTACCTAATCTTCTTTGGGGTAAATGGATGGCTAGATTACCGTCATCAGCAGGACTGACACCTTCTGGCCGCTTTTCCAACAAATCATAGATGATATGATATATATCCAATGAATCAGGGAACTGTACAGATTGTTCGTCACATGTTCCATATTTCCCATAAATATACTCAGCCAGATATGGCCTGATGTTAATTTTCGTAATCATAATATTTAGCGATGAAGTTTTTACTAATACTTTTTGTGCAGATAGGCGTCCTACCGACCTACCGTCCTACCACTGTATCTATTCTTGACTAAGTTACTAAAAATCAGCAAAATAAACAAAGAACACCGTCTAAAATATTAGACAATAGTATAGAAATGTCATCCTACCGACCTACTTTTGGTAGGATGACAAACAGATGGAAAAAAAACATCGTCCTACCTTGAAAAAATGACCGTCCTACCACGTCCTACCATCCTACTACTATGATATATATATATTTTTTAAAAGAAATATATATAATATACTACTAATAAGTCTGTTATGTTTCGAAATATTTTTACGAGAATAGGATAAGAATAAAAAAGTAGGATGGTAGGACGGTAGGACGCTGTTTTGAAAAATATTTTTCACGAAACTGATGTGCTCTATTTGTTATTTTTTTTAATATTAGGGGGTGCGGGGGATTTTCAAGGTCGATTGGTCTATATTTCTTTTTGTGGGTACTAAAAATAGAAATGATTGAGCTACTTGCGTTGACTATGATTTTAGAAATGATTGAGCTGCTTAATCGGCATGATCGGGAATTATCGCATCACTGCTCTACTTCCCGGTCATGAATGTTTCAAAAACAGAAGAATACACAAAAAAAACCGGAGTGGAACAATACCACCCCGGAATAAATCTAAAAAATGAAAACTACTTATTAAACAATTGGCACTAAATAATTGCTATCAACTTCTCTTGTGCTTAGCGATTTGAAGAATCTTTTCATATCCATCAAGTTGTGTAGCCGGCGATCTTTTTCATCTTGCCCAAGAGAAGAAGAATTAATCACCACAAAGATATACCCATCTAAGTCATTTGCAAAGTCATCAAGAAACAAGCAATTATCTTCCTGGAATAGTTCTATCAATTCAACGGCTTCGTTATTGACAATAGCCATATTTGCGCAATCGTAAGGAGTTATGGCCACACTGCCATCCTGATTCATTTTGACAGTCATAAATTATCTCCTTTCGCGCTTAATGATACATATTCTTTTTCCACTTGATGATAGCTGGCAAGTAGCATGTATTCATCGTTACCCTCCGCTGGTTTCACAATGAAGCCGTCATGATATTCTTTTAAAACCAGTTTTTTGGTCCGGGGATACTTGTTATTAAGAGAATCTGTTTTCTGTTTCACATCGGCAATAATTTCTTGATAAGATTGCTTGTCCGGAACAAGGCAATTTTTGTATTTATCTATAACATAATCTTTTAGTTCCTGCCCCTTTTTGTTCACGTTGGCATATCCAACAATACTGTATATAAAATATTTCATGCTATGCATCCTTTCTTCCCAAAACGTTTGAATATAGCAAAGCTGAATACCATGAGTGAGAATCCGGCAATGACCAGGAGCGCATGCATTGTATTAACCATGGCCAACGAAATAAATAAGATAATGATTAGCTGCAGCGTGGCAAGCAATTCTTTGATTGTGATACTGATCCCGGCAGTACGAGAGAATGATTTGACTTCACTATTCATGAAGCTTTTGATAACACCGACAATATAGATATTAGCCGGTTGTTTGTTGATGGATAATTTAATTTCCATAACCTGATGTGTTTAGCATTTAGGCAGAAAAACGGCTGCCATATCCCGTCGCTAAACACACCAGATTATCCTCCGAAGAGCAATAAAAAGATTAAGGATAGGCAACCGCCGTATCATTTTTCAGGCATAAAAAAAGCCCGAAAGAATATCTTTGAGCTGAACCGCGCTCATCGGAGATGATAATTCATCCAGTGTATTTAGCACTGCAAATATTGGAAGAATAATTGAGATAACAAAATTATTATCAGATTATTTTTTATTATCATTCCTCCTAATAATAACTTTCATTAAGCTGAATAGTTCATCAACGATTTTCTTATCGTCACTCTGACTAAGATCTATTTTTATCACTGGGTCAGATAAACTATTTATTGTAATTAATGCGGAATAAAAATGAAGAGTAGTCTCCGGACTTTTCTCTAATGTTTCTTTACCGCTTAATCCTCCAATAGTAGCACCTACGCCTCCAAACAAGACTCCTCCTACTGCAGCTCGTCCTATTGTACTTACCGCGCCCCTGTGTCTTTCCAAATCCCCTCCACAGACGATTGTTTTATCTTGAATATCACAACTTATAACATCCGATAAAGGAATGTCTTTGCCTAGAATGATAATTCTCTGAGAAGATTCGAAAACTATAATTTGCTTATTAATGTCTCTCTCAGCAATTTCTATTTTCTTCGTTATATCGCCATATTTTTCAGTATAATTCAATATATTATCATTATACTCCTTCTGCTTGAGTTCTTCCTTTTTCTTAGTAAGTTCCTTCAGCTGAGATGAATCTATTAAATAAAATACAATGACTACAAAAATACAAATAAGGATTAATATCAGACCTATATTTGACAAATCTGTAAAAAGCAATATTATCCCTACAATAAGTGTGATGAGATTCACTATCCCTGCTATTTTCATTCCAAGGCTCTGTTCTTGAGTTTTATTTTCCATACAAATTCATTTTTATCCCTCATTCCTTTACATAAAAAAGATTACTCAAGCTTGAGCAATCTTTTTATGTCTTATTACTTATGGGTTTCTTTATATTGTTCTTTTGTAATAATTCCTTCACCAACTTGTTCATCACTCGTCACTGATTTACTCAATAGCCAATGGTAAACATTTTGCTTAGAAATTCCACCTTCAGTTATGGCATAAGCTTGATTGAAATCCCATCCCAATTTTCCCATATAATCCATAGCATCAACCATTGAGTTGAATTCTATCTCTTTTCCATTTCCATCAACCAACTTGCTTTCATAGGTTTTCCAACTACCTTTCTTACCAAGGTCAATGGATATCTTCACTTTCGTGCCAAAAAGATTCCCTTCTCCAACTAATTCACAAAATACTTTGTAAGGAGTTTGTGCAAACGCACCCGCAGTAGAAGCTAGCACAATGGCTAGCGTTAATAATAACTTTTTCATAAACGTTTTTATATGCATTTTAATATCTCTGCAAAGATATATAAATTAACATATAATTCATAATCATGAACTTAGAATAGATCAAATGGTATTGGTTATAAGCCTTTTTATCAGATTTTTAGAACAAGGCATTTATCTTGCAACACTTCTAATGTTGCCAACTACCATTTTTTTGGTATAATATTTTACCATTGATTCTTATTTGGGGAATTGGAACATCTAACTCTTGAATTATTTCAGGATTAGTAGCTGCAATATAGCTTTTACCTTCATTGTCTCCCTCTATAAAAAACCATGTTGCACCTTCATCTTTAGAAAAGCAAATTATTGAACTTTCAATAAAACCTTTTTGATTATTTATTGAAATAGGCAACTTTGTGCAAACAAGGGAAATTATTGAATTTCCACTTTTATAAAATTGTTCAGGCTCTCCAAATGTGCTGGCCGACATATCAACTTGCATACCTTTTGATTCAAAAAAATGCGGTAAATTCTTCATTTGCTCTACGAATTTATCCACACCTCCTATATCTTGTATTAAAATGGGCAAAACAAAGGATGACATTTTGATATAATCTTTTCTTTGATAACATCCTTTATAAATATCAAGTTTTTCTAATAGTATCTTTTTATAAGTATCCGGATCTAATAAATGGTCATTACCACTTTTGCTATCACACCACTTCACGCAATTTCCTTCATTTTTAAATTTATAGAAATAAAAATGAATGAGCTCATCTATGCTAAAAAGCTTATGATGTGGCGTCGGATCTTCATTGCTTGAATACCAGATATCATAGCATCTATTTTTGTCAGGAGAAATAGGCTCGTCAGTTAATAGATCAAATAGTGTATATTCTCTGTTCCAAAATACATTTGCAAAATCCTTTTTCCTTGGGTCTCTATTAATATTATCAACCATTTTTTGAGGGAATACAAAAAATGTAATTAAATTAAACATAAAAAAAAGTGCAACTTTCTTATTCATAATTTTATAATTTTGACTTATCTCACTAAATACGTTTCTATATTGTCTTACTAATTGAAGAAATTCGTGATCACTTATTGTGAGTTTCCACATCAACCCTACTGTATATTCTAATCGGTCAATATGAGATAGTAACAATAGCACGAAAGCTAAAGCCTAGTAGATGCCGCAAACCATCGAAGCAGGTAAACGTCATATCATGCCGTATTACGGTACGAAGTCCTATGTATTACCCGCCGCATTTTTATTCTTCATAATATGGGTTTCTATTTATTATTGATTGTAGCCGGTCTGCATAAAAAATAGTCATTTGACTAAGAGCCAAAACTGTCTCTCGTTTAATCGGCTTTCCCGATTCATGAGATAATTCGTTTGACAAGACAACTATTTGTCTCAATAAATCGTTAATCGTTTCGTTTATAAATGGCTTTATAAGGCTCGTTAATTCCCCAAGCATTAGCATAGAGTAATCCTTTTTTACATTTAATTTACTAGATCTGTAACATAACTCAACTTTCAGAAGATATTCAAGAATTCTACGAATAGAGTTTGCTTTTTCACATATTAAGTCTGCATCAACTAGTTCTTCATTTTCAAGTTCGCCTTTTACTTTATTTAATCTTACAATTGAATCTGAAAGATTGTAATAAAATAATCTTTTTTTTGAAGAAGAGGAAGAGATGTTACCGTTTTTCGGAATTATTATCATTGAGAAAATGGGTGTATTTAAACATCTATAAGTTTCATATAGACCATTTATTTTCCTCATGACCATTTTAGAGAAGTTGTCTTGAAAGTCATATATTTTAAATTCAGTACTATCTTTTTCTAGATATTTTTTTATCTCTTTATCTTTTAGCGCATAACCTCTCAATATAAATACAGGAAATCTTTGAGTCTTTTCGATTCTCAATTCCTTGAATTTAATCAAGGTAGAGTTTAGGCTTAGACCTTCAGAACACTTTTTCCCTTCTCCATTTGCTGTCCCAAAGTCCTTCCATAGGATTTTTAAGAAACCATTATCAGATTCAACACCACCAATGCAATCATAACATTCAGAATCTAAAAAATCGACAATAACTAACCCATTCGTATCATTTCTTAATTTCTTAAGAAGCTCTGTTGCTTGCTCAATAGATTGCGTTTCTGTCCATTCAACAGACTCTGCGACTTTGGCAAAAATTTTATCACTTTCTTTCATTGTGTCCATAATATTTTATTTTTAATTTGTTCAAATATAATAATATATTTCAGACTTAAAAGAAAAAAAAATGCTTAATTTCTAATTAATTTTACAGCTTTTCTCTTTATTTAATCATTCTATAGGCACAAATTTGCGCACTTATGAGTAACGAAACCCCTTAACTTTTTCGTAGGAATAAGTTATACTCTAGCAGATAAAATTTTATCCCCGATTTCTTTCAATGCTCTATTGATAGTGGCAATCTCTTCCGGAGTGAACCGATATATTTTTCCGTGCACAGGATTTCCATTTAATCTTTGGTAAAACCATGACACTGATTTATTAAAATAATTTTCTGCAATATAAGAAACAGATATTGCCGGCAATATCTGTTTCAATGCATTTCTTTCGTCACTTCCTCTCATTGTAATGCTTGTTTGATAATAAAAATATTATCATAGTACTATTTCTCATTTTTTTTGTTGCTGATCATCATTTGTCCGCCCTCCATACTCTCCTATAGTAAACTCATCCGGATTAACTCTCACAGCCACACGCTGCATGATAATAGCCTGTATAGCTCTTATATGAAATACAAAATCCTCTTTGTCTGATGGTAAATACTCAGGCAAATCAAAGAACTCATTCCATAAGTTTCTTGACATTTCCACTAATTTCTTTTCCTCTTCATTCATAATTTTTTTTATTAAAATGGTACATCTTCATCATCTTGCGTATCTTTTAAAAATTGTTCTGCATCAGGATTAGCACGTGTAAGGTCTATATCATAGAATTCCTTGAACATGTCATAATTAAGTGCGATACAGCTTGTTGGGACGCTTTTCTTAATGCGTTTTCGAACCATTGTATTATCAATACCCACATTTATTCCAGCTGCTTTCATTTGATTGAGAGCTGCAGAATCTATTTTATTTGGATCATCATGTGTTACTTCAACCGTTTCTTCCCAAGTGAATTTATGTGAGCTCATAGCTCCAAGATAAGCGCGATGGCTTCGAAGATTCTGTTCTATCGTAGATTGATTACTATCTTCGGTATTAAATGAGCTACGAGCAAATTGAGTATATACGGCACTTATTCGAAGATAAAGTACATGCGTTCCTGGCGCAAGAGATATTTCTTGTTTATCTCCACCAGGAACTTTAATGGTAAGTTTTGAAGGAGTCCCAATAGCGAAGTCACGACCTTCAACTATGTTGTGTGAATCAATCATTACATCCATTGCCTTAAAGAAGATGGCCAACTTATCGGTGTGCGATATCATGTCCATTTGTGTCCGGATCTTATCTATTGCTGTTTTAAAAAATTCAGTATAACTGAATGGCAATTCTAATTCAGTATAATTCTCGATGAGTTTACACATTGCAAGAAATAGGCTGCATGTCTTCATTAAACGGTCTATTTCTCCTGTCTGCGACAGGCAGGCTTTCAGTTCATTGTAACATTGTTTTTTCGCCTCCCTAAAGTGATCCATTACCACAGGGCGGAGCTTCAAAATTTCGAAAAGTACATTACTCAACCCTATCTTTTCTGGATCTTCTATTTCTTTCAATTCCGTGAATAAATCAACCTCCTCAGATGTACGTGATCGACTAGGAAGTTTCACTTCGCAAATAATCACACGGTTCATCAACGCATTATCATCTCTCTGTGGCGTCTCTTGCCCACCAATTATAACCGGTGCAAAAACTTTATCGGTCTCAACTTCTTTTGTTCCAGTAGCCTTACGTTTCTGACGGCCATCTCCATCATAAACAATACTTTTTAAGGCCTGAAACTTGAAATCAGATATCTGTCTATTGTTATATTCGTCCAAGACAATAGGAACATCTCTGAACGTACCTATCTGCGTGCTCATCACAGCATCAGTACCCATATTTAGATTGAATATAGGTACATTGGGAGAAATGAACAAACTTCGAATTGAAATCATTATCTGGGTTTTACCGGCATTAGTAGGCCCTATAAAAAACAATGCAGTAAACAAGCGGTCAATAGCATGAATATTGCTTCGGAAAGCACACATTATGGAATATAGAAGTGCCCACTTACCATTATCATTTATTTTATAGACATTATCCATCAACCATGACCATTTTTTGAAAGAGCATTGTTTTTCAACAGGTACATCGTAATAATAGAGTTGAGATATATTTTCATATTTCTCATCATGCTTACCCATTCCGGAATAGATTGTACTAAAGGCTGGCAAGTAATAATTTTGTGCATTGTGATCAACGGCACCAAGCTCATCGACGCGGTCAACGCGGGCTTTACCATTTACGAAATGGAAAATAGCGTTAGAAAATGCGAAAAACATTTCGTCCTCATTTCGGCTCAAGCCGTTCGTTTGTTGGTTCCCGTATACTGAAATCTCATTGCACAATACATAATGCCTACTCATACCTTCTTGTATTTTCGTCCAATGCTTCTCCTCGCCATTCGTAAAGTTCACAGCTTCAAGATTTATAATATTATCCTTGATGAGTGATAGCTTATTCAATGTTTTTGATATCCATTCTACATATAGTGGCTTCTTGTAATATCTTCTATTTATTTTAAATATACGACGGTTCTGCTCTGGGTCTTTATCATAGATATGCAACAATGGCTCAAGGTAAAAGTCAGCAACTTGTGTATAACCACCTTTCTCGTTTCTGAACATATAACATACCGGTATACCATCCTTATTAAGTCTCGGATAAAAGCCATAAGTGTGGAATAACTCGTGGTATTTATCTTCAACATAATCAGGTAATTCGTCTTGATCGAATAGATCATCATTATTAGATAGTTTCGTGTTTTTAATTAAAGATTTTCGTCGATCAACATACGGTTTGAGCAATCCATCGTATGTTTTTTCTGTGATCTCTAATCTTGTTTTGAAATCGGACTTATTAACTAAACGAACGGGATCAGGAGCATAGCTGATCATCTCCATTACTTGATTCAAATAAGGCGTTTTTTCACCAAGGTATTCCCTCAGAAATACAGAATATAGTCTTACATAATATTGGAGAAAGATAAGAGGTTGCTCTTCTTTTTCTATAAGAATATCATAGCCGGACTGAAATAAGGCTTTAAGTGAAAGTAACTCATCAGGTTCACCACCTTCAAGAGAATGATCTTCTATAGAAATATTCTTCACAATGAATTTCTGCGCGACTTGCCTAAGTAGTTGTACGTTTGATTCAGATGGAACACCAGTAATATAAAGAACCGGCTTTGTGCCATATTGGTCAAGGAATAGATCATAATCATAAAATATTTCTACTTCATCTGAAGCTGAGAACGATTCTTTTAGTTCCTCTATACCGTATATCCCTGCCTTTATCGGTTTATCTTCAGCCGGAAGTTTTTTCCTAATTGATCTAACTTTGTTTATTAATATCTCTGCATTGATTTTGGTCAGTGAGGCCAAATCAGTAATATATGAGTTTTTTTGAAATTCGGAAGGCAAAGAGGCGATAAGATTGCATATTTTATCGACACGTTTCTCTGTTTCTTCATGAGAGAGATTAGGGGTGGTTAGCAATATATCATAGAAATATGTAACGAAATCTAAGGTTCTATTTTTAAGCCAAATAGGAAGATTATCTTTTTCCTTCCTTGCGAGTTCATCCGGATCCATTCCATCCGGGATAATAATACACTTTACCGTAATGCCTGCTTTCAATAGAGATTCACAATTTACCAAAGAGGCTTTTGCTCCGGCCACATCATCATCATACATGAGAACGACATTGTCTGTGAGTCGATGTATAAGCCGAACTTGCGCATCGGTGAATGCACATCCACTTCCGGCAATGACATTTTTAACACCTGCATTGACCATGGACAATACATCAAATTGCCCCTCAACAATATAAACGCTATTACAACGGCTTATTTCCTGTTTCGCTTGATATATACCATATAAATTATTCCCCTTTGTAAATAATGCTGTATTACCCGTGTTGATGTATTTACCGACATTCTCTTTAGGCGTAACGATACGCCCTGTAAACCCAACTATTCTTCCTTGAAGGTCATAATAAGGAAATATCACACGATCACGGAATGTATCGTAACACTGTTTATTTTCATTTTCTTTCAATAAGTCGGCATCAATCAGTACGCTTTTAGAGTATTTCGCGCCAAGAGCTGACGACCGGAAGGCGTTTCCCGCCGAAGCATAACCAACATGATATTGCATCAAGACCGGGTTATCAATATCCCATCCACGTGCTTCCAGAAAATCTTTTGCTGCAAGCAAATTCGTTTCAAAGAAGCGTGCAGCAAATTCGTTACCGGCACGCATGGATTCTTTTATTCGACCTTTCTCTATCTAAGCCGTAGTAAGAATGTGATTATCAAGCTGTATACCAGCTTCTTTAGCGCACCATTCCAAAGCTTCCGCTTTAGACAACTTCAAATAGTTCTGTATAAACTCTATTACGTCACCTCCTGCACCACAAACAAAGCATTTATAATGTTGTTTTGACGCGGATATAAACAAGCTTGGATGTTTATCCTCATGAAACGGACATACCGCTTTATAATTAGATCCGGCGCGACGTAACGTAAGGAATTTACCGATAACATGCACTATATCAAGTGCATTTGCTACTTTTTCAAAATCAGTCATTATTTTCCAAATAAAGAAAGTTGTCTATGTTCAAATACTTGTGAAGTGCTAACACCCAATTCATTGGCGACAGAGAGTATTTCTTCAGGTCTCGGGGCACGAAGTCCTGAATATAATTGTCCCCAACGTCGCTGGCCAATTTTAACACGCCGATAAAAATCGCGTGTAGGCTGAAAGTATTCCGGATGATCTCCAAAACGCATTTTTATCATTTCAAGTACAATATTTCGCTGTACTTTGAGTCCTGGCCGAACCTGATGCCGGAGCAAATATATTTTGACGGCGCGTTCTGAACGGTGAACTTGTTCAGCAATTGCGTATATCGGCAATTTTCCCGCGGAATTGATTGCGAACTCGCTTTCTTCCTTCAGCCAATGTTTTTGTTTTGTATTCTTCATAACTTTTTATTCTCCTAATTTTAGCATAATCATCACTAAATTCCCATTGTCCGGTAAGGCAATATTCACAGGATATTTTTATAAAAAGATCAAGATGATCCTTTATATTAGAGATGTTATACCATTGATTTTCTTTTAGTTTTGATAAGGTAACTTTGACCTTTTCAACGTATTTCCAAAACAAGTCTTCACCAAGTTCATTGATGTATTGATCAATGAACTTGTAATCTGTTAAACGGTATTTTGAGAAGTCCATAATCAAAACGGAAATGATATTATTGCAATATCTCCGTTGCCTCTAGTTGTCACACCCTTATGCATTAACTCTGCTACATTCATGGCTTATATTATTACGACGTTAGAACTATCATAAATTATCACATCACCTGCCGGAGTATAATTAATATCACCGGTATTCATTAATACTTCAGCGTCAGGGTTAAGTACTGAAAGCTTATCAATTAATTCTTGCACATTCATAATGATTATTCTTTTATAAACAGCCAGACTTGATGATCTGACAATGAAATTGTTTGCTTTGAAATAAAAGAAATGAACTTGTGTAGTTCGTGTTCTTTTCCTTGATATTCGTATCGGCCAACACTTAGAGTTTCTGTGCACTCATATATGTTTCCATCTTTTAGCTTACCTGGGTCCATTATAATTATAGATTGAATAGCTGATCAACAGCCAAGCTGAATAAACAACGAATGCAAGTGCGCTAAATAAAAAAGCTTTCCTTATTATGTGTATTCTCAACACAAAACGAATAAAAGCCATGAAAAGAGGTACTACTCCCAAAATATACCATATCAAAAATAGAGTTGATTTATTCATGATCTAATCTTGTAGTTAAGTCGTTCATAACAATATCAGAGTTCTTAGAACCTGAAGATATATTTAACTCTGGTAATAATTTGCCATCTATACATGATCTACAAACACCTTCACGGTTCCATTTTATAGGAATGGATCCACACTCAATTATCTTTCTTCCATTTACCTTCAAGACAAATCTATTTTTATCACATCTAAACCTATCATAAATGATATTCTTATCTTTTTGTTTTTCAAAATCAGCGATCTTTATTTTGCCTTCTCTTTTCAAATTTGTTTGTATCATAACTAATCTCTCCTTGCTCTATTACATCTTATTTCTCGCCGACTTTCTCTCAATTCCCCACGACGTAAAGGGATATTTATATTTTGATATTCGCCAAAAACAAACACTAGTAAGAATATTGTTGCTATGATTTGCTTTTTAAGCGGGCTCAAATCAAAGCTGATATGAAACTTTGAGCAGAAATACCAGGCCGATATTTCGGTATTCTTATTCACATTAAGCTTTTGATGAATTGATTGAATCGTATTATCAACCGTTTTTCTACTTATGTTCAGCCGATCGGCAATTTCTTTGAACTCCGCGCCCCAGGCTACGAGCTCCGCTATTTCTGCCTCTCTCTTTGAGAGGAATTCTTTTCTCATTTACCTTCCAAATTTTATTCGGTGAAACACTATATTTTAGGAATATGGCCTCGATTGATTCTTTAAGATCAATCCGGATATTAAGAATGCCTCGAGCCTTTTTGTAATAGTATGACCTATCTTTACAATTCAGAGCGATCATAAGTTCATCTCGTATTTGCTGCTGTTGAGAAGCCGGGACCAATCCCAACCCCGGTTTGAAGCTGTACACTTTTTCTGTCATTTTAGTTACATTTATTAATTTTCAGCAAAGAATCCAATCGGTGCGCATCTGCTGATAACTGTTTACGGATCATGGATAAATCAGATTTTGAAATGAGAACCTGTTTCCCATCAATGTTTATATGAGCTCCATTGATCGGGGCGTTTTTCGATAACTCAAGTAATTTCTTCTTATAGAAAGAAGTTATCCGATATAATTTATCCGGATAATTTTCCCTAGTAATGGGAGCGTTAAATGCGTCTGTTAATTCACTCATAAGCTTATTTTTTATAGTAGTCAAAATCTTCCGGATGGGCAGTAAAAGCATACCCATTGATTATTTTCACTTTATTTATCTTACCTGATGCAAGAAGCTTTTTTTCAGCCTCCTTGCACTTTACTAGAAGATCATTTGCTTTGCTAGAAGCCTTTTCAGCTTCCATGCATTCATCAATATTATGTGTAATCGTATAGCTCATATCTTTTTAGGGTGTTTTCCCTATTTTGAAAAGGGAATTATTTTACTACATTTGTGGTATATATTTTACCACAACACTGCAAA